TTTTTCTAAATTATTTGTAATATGAGGCAAAAAGTATTTAGCTCGGTTGCCTGATTCATGCGTAATTATTGTTCTTGTTAAAGCGGCATTCGCTTCAGGCGTATTCGGAATTGAACCATCTGGATTAAGTTGAATGCCTGCACTCGTTAATTCATTTTGTAATGTCTTTAAATATTTACCGCCTTGAACCGATGCTCCTGTTGTTGGATCACCATTAACCCATGTACCAATAATATTTTCAGGAGTGATTTTTTGACCACGCATTGCACCTTTGCCAGATAAATAATTACTGACTAAGTTTTGTGTATCGCTTACACCTTCTTCAGGAGATTTATATTGTTTATAAATTGGTCGACCTGATTCATCTTTGCCAACTAAAATTCCACTAGGGTTATTTGCATCCGCAGCAATACGAGGACTTTTATCCTTAGTCGATGCAGAGCCTTTCACTAAAGGCATAGGAGTTTTTAAAAACGATTCAAAGATTTGATCTTCAGTCATATTATTGTCCTGGCGGCTCAATTAAACCCTGTTTTACCATTTTGGATACATCTTTTTTAAATGCGTCTAAACTACCATTTTTTGTTTTTCTTTCAATAAATGCTTGTTGTTGTTTAGGCGTCATTACGGTAAAGGCAAAAACTTCAGGTATTACTTGTTTATTCCATTGAGCTTGCCATTGATAAAATTTATCAGGTGGCTGTCCTGCATTTTGCCACGCATAATCTTGAGCTTGATTCATTTTTTCAATTGCAATCGTCTTTGTAATAATATCTTGATTGGCTAATTTATTAATGTTCGGATTTGCATTACCTGTTATAGCTGCATTTAATCGTGCATCTGTTCCACTTCCTAAGCCTGCCGAAGCAAAGTTGGCATAACTCGTCATATATTTTTTAAATTCATCTTGATCTTTAATTGTCCCATCAAAATCTTTTCCAAATACTTTTTGCATTAATTCAGGGGCAAGGGCATTAAAAAAGGATTTAATTTGATTTCTGCCTTCAACACCAGGACCAGTTGATAAGTTAGGATTTTCTAAGTTTTCACGCGCAGATTCTAAAATATTAATCCGAGTAGGTGCTGATGCTACGCTGGTATGTAATTCTTGAATAGCATTTGCTTGATTTGTTCCACTCGTTGTTTGTGCTGATTGTTCGGAAGGACTTAATCCTGTGATAAATCTTCCTTGTTCATTGGTCAATTTTGAAGGAGTATATCCCATCATTTCAGCTTGACTAACTAATTCTGTTTGTTTTGTTTGAGGATTTAAAACAGGTTTAGAAGGGTTTAACATATCTAACTGTTTAGAATTTTCCAAAGTAGAAAAATGCAATTCTTTTAAATAAGAAAATAATTCTTTATCATTTTTTGGTAAATTATCTAAAACTTGCCTTGCTTGCGTTGTAGAAATAACGCCACGATTTATTCCATCAACAAGTTCTTTTATTACATGATCTTTATTAACTTTACCTTCGCCTTGAACTAATAAACCCCCTAAACGCCCATTCCAATAATCGTTTTGTTTTCTTACATTTTCAATTTGTGCATTTAATGTTGCGAGTTTTGAAGTTTGCATATCTTGTAATTGTTTTGCAATAGCAGGTAAATTATATGCAGCGTTCGGATCTTGCGAAAGCATTTTCATTACATTAGGAATATTAATATTTCCTTCTGCATCGGTATTTTGTTTAATCGCTTCCGATGTTGCTTGATTTGAAGAAATGCCTTGACCTAATTGCTGAATGGCTAATTGATTTTTAATAAACTCTTGTGGACCTGTAAGATTGAGTTTACTAAAATCAGGAGTTACCATTAGTTGCGGAACTACTTTAGTAGGTTGTGCGAAGTCCATAATTTACCCCATCAAACCAGAATAAATATTACTTAATCCACTCTTATACCCAGAAGTAGGGCTATAGGTTGCTAAACCTTGATTGGCTAGACCTGCTAAACCTAACAAACTATTCATGGTATTCGCACTTTGTGAACCTGAGCCAATCGTGCCTTGAGCAATCGCATTCCCTTGACCCACCGCAGAATTATATGCACCTTGACCAATACCAGCAGCCGAGTTTTGTCCTAAAGTTAATAATGCCATTAAAGGACTTAAATTTGCATTGTATTGATTTAAAGCATTAGCAAATTGTTGATTATAAATATTACTAGCTAATCCAGTAACATAATCGGCAATTGCTTTTTGTTGAGCACCACTATTCAACATTCCACCAGAAGATACCGTATTATTAATATTTTTTAATCCTTGACCTAGAGTAAATTGATAGCCTGGAGTTTGCGTTAAATCCGCAGGGTTAAAACTAAATCCGCCACTTGTTCCACCCAAGCCTAATAACTTAGTGATATTGGGCATAGCAGAAGCACCAAACGCTTGATAAGGGGCTAAATTGGCTTGTAAGCCTGCCTGTGCTCGTGCTTGTGCATCCGCTTGTTGTTGTGCTGCTAAAGTCGCTGCATCCGCTTGTTGTTTAGTGCCAAATAGGCTACCTACTGCATCCGAAATAAAACTCATAATCCCCCCATCAATATCATCGAATGGGATTTACCATCCCTTGTGAAAGCATTGGTTATTCTGCCTTCTTCTTTAAATCCGCACGCCATACTCAATTTTAATGCACTTTTGTTCCAATCACCAATAGGTGCGAGGAACTTCTTTACACCACGATACCGCATGACTTGTAAACAATTCTCGACAATTTCTTGCGTATTTTTACATTTTAATAAGCAAACATGAATCTCTTTCATTATCGGTGTAGATGATCGAAACATTACAAAGCCATAAGGATAAGTAAAATAAATATCCGAATCACGATAACAAAATTGTTCTTTTTCTACGCCATCAATTCGTACCGAATTCCATACTCGATCATTGTGCATAACAGAATTAATAAAATCTTTCATCCTGCCACCCAAGCACTACCGTTATAAAACGCAGGGCATTTTACCGCACCACCACCTACCAAAACGCCTAAAAAGACTGGAGCTAATGCATCCGTAACCGTTGCCCTCATTCCCAAAACACCAGTCGGCAAAGTCGCTACGGTATACGCCACGCCTGTTCCTGTGCCACCATTGACTACCGATACCACGCCTGTTAATTGTGATGCAGGTAAAGAAATCGGTGTTTCGGTAAGGCTAGTTAATTGTCCTTGTGCGTTGACCGTTGCAATTAAAGTCTTTGACGCCCCACCATATGAGCCAGCAGATACCGTTGTATTCGCAATTTTTAATGTGCTACTTGCATAATTTAAACCTGTGCCAATCGTTACTGCCGATAATGCAGTTGCATTACCTTGTAATATGCCTGAAACTGTTGTCTTTAATGTAACGCTTGATAAATTATTTGCAGTAACCACATCCCCAGCAAAGCCATTTGAGGTATTAATCGTTAAATTCGTTATTGCAGCTTGTTGCACTTGCGTTAAATTTAAAATAGGCGTTTGATCTGCACCTGTGCGTTGATACAACTGCACCAAAAACATAAGCCAAGGCACATTAACATTCCCATTGGCATCCACAAAGGGCAAATTCAAAACAGGAAGGTTGGTAGCAAGATTAGCCATTATTCGTGATTAGATATTGCATCAATAAAAGCACCAGATAAAGCAGTCTTAACTGGCGAACTCCACGATACTTCAAATACTCGATCTCGAGCCATGCCTAAACGATTCCATTGCAAACTTGCAATATATTCACCCTCTTTGCCAATGCTTTGCATGACTGGATTTCCATAGGATTTCCCTCGATCATCCGACCAAATTAAGCTCACAGGTATATCTTGATAATTCGCACCGTTGCCTGATTCCATTTCTAAAATCAAACTACGATACCGCACACGATTCGCCCCATCATCTTCCATATGATAAAAACTTCTTACCCTGCTAATAGATTGGCCATTATCTGTGTAATTATCTTGATCTATAAAATATAAATTACCATTTTGCCAATCGCCTACAATTAACTTTCCATATCCAAAAGCAAAACAATTAGACCGATGGCGATTAAAATTTCCATCATTATCTACATAATTCCACTCGTACCATTGCTGATTCGATAAATCATAAACCCAAGTTTTATTGGCAGTAGGGAAAGTCAAGACATAAAAGAAATGACCATTGAGTTGATAGGTATATCCTATCGCATCCGATAATTTTGCATATCCTTGTAATTCGTTATCAATCGCAAAAGTAGATATTTGCACCGCAGCAAAGTTATTCGTTCTGCAAACAATCGCTTGTCCTTGTGGGGATTGTGCTAACAAATATAATTCCCCATCGGCTTGAGCTATCGAGTTTGTGGCAGCACATCCATATTGCATAAACGAGCCAGGCAATCTACCAAACGGAAAAGTCGTATTACCTTGATTAAACCATATTTCAGTAGTAACTTCGCCAAACAAATAAATGTATCTGCGAGTAATCCCTATTCCTACTAATAAATCATTGAATCCTGTCGTAGAAGCATAATCAATCGGATCAAATG